CGGAGATGTTTTGACTAAGCGAGTGTACTATGAACCTCTGAGATTGTCAAGTATTACCCCCGAAAAAGTACAAAATCCCACACAGGACCAATGAGACCCACTGAGACACATTGCATAGTCTGGCAGTACATGGTAGAATGTGCAGGTAGACAGCAAGGCACTCCAATCACATGCCCTAGACTATAAAGAACTGACAGTCATTCTGTGACACTCTGAGTAACACTGAGGGGGACCTACATGCAGTGCTCTGAGTATCACTGAGTATCACACTGATTCTTATAAGACAGTGGTTTAAATTCGATGGGTCCTTCTAACCTACAACGAACCAAATTCGAGAGAACAATATCAAGCGAATAAAAAAAAATTTCCATATATAAAATTGACTCACAGGTTCATAGAATGGAAAAAAAATCTCACAGAATTAAAACCGCCATAAGGTTCGACCCAGTTTCTGATGAGTATGTTGTGAGTATACCTGAGAGTTTCTGTAATGAACTCGATTGGTATGAAGGCACAGAGATCGTTATGAATCTCGATGCCGATGGAGTCTTCCTAGAGGAGGAATACGAAGATGAATGACACGATCTATCATGTCTACGATGAGGACAACAAAGTCATCGCTCATAGTCTCAGTAATGAATCTCTTGCAGAGAAAATTCTGAGTGATGAGATTGATTTTGTGGATCACCAAATCATCGGAGTAAAAAAAGAACAATTCAAAGAGGCGTCCTATTGACGCTACTACATAATACTGTTAGAATGCTGAAGTACTAGTACACACATTATGGCTAAAGGATTTACTGTAAAAGCGAAAGCACCTGAACCGAAAGAACAAGAGTGGGATTACGATGCAGCGCGGGAGATGCTTCGTGGCAAAGCAATCGTATTCTGCCTGCCTGGTCGTGGTTGCTCTTACCAATTCATGAAGTCGTTCCTTCAACTGAGTTTCGACTTGGTTCAAATGGGCGCAAGTATTCAAATTTCCCAAGACTACAGCAGCATGGTGAACTTTGCTCGTTGTAAGTGTCTGGGCGCAAATGTCCTTCGTGGACCCGATCAGATTCCCTGGGACGGCAAACTGAAGTACGATTACCAACTGTGGATCGACTCGGATATCGTCTTTAACACTGAGAAGTTCCTGCAACTCGTTCTGCTCGATAAGGACATTGCTGCTGGTTGGTACATGACTGAAGACGGTCGTACTACCTCTGTGGCACACTGGTTGGATGAAGGCGACTTCCGTAACAACGGTGGCGTCATGAACCACGAGACTGGCGAAACCATGTCCAAGCGTAAGAAGCCTTTCACGGTTGACTACACAGGTTTCGGATGGGTGCTCATCAAGCACGGCGTCTTTGAGAACAAGGAGATGAAGTATCCCTGGTTCGCTCCCAAGATGCAAGTCTTTGAGTCTGGCGATGTTCAGGACATGTGCGGAGAGGATGTGAGTTTCTGTCTCGATGCTATCGAAGCAGGATATGAGATTTGGTGTGATCCCCGTATCAGGGTTGGTCACGAAAAGACTCGGGTTATCTGATATAATAATGACAGTCTACACGATCTATATCAACGGTACTGAGAAGTACACCGATGTAAGTGAAGACGAATTCTTTGACATTATGCAGGAACTCGCTTTCGATCACTACGAAACAGGGGTTCCTGCCCTTAACGACATTTCTTATAGGATGAAAGAAGACAATGGCTAGAATGAAAGCATCTCTGACCAACAAATTGATCATTGAGTCCAAACCCAAAAAAACTCGGCAAGGAAACTCTAAGAATACAAAATTGAGCGCGTCGGCGCGTAACTCGGCTAAGAAGCGTTATCGTGGTCAAGGTAAGGGTTAAATGAAAAATCCTTGGATTCATAAAAATGGCACCTCTCGTATGGACAAGAGGGCATCACAATTTAAATCTTGCAAGAAAGCTTCAGGTGCAAGAAAGTCTGGATCCACTAGAAAGAAAAAGAAGTAATGAGACCTGAAACTCGCAAAGCAATGGAAATGCTCTTCACTGCTAAATGGAATCTTCCCAAAGCAGCAGAGTATTGTAACCTAAGTAATAAGGAAATGAAGATTACCTTCAACGAGTATTGTAATTTTCATCCCCCAACCTACAATCAAGACAATGAGTCAACTAATCATCAATCTTCCACCGCAGAAAGTCTGGGTTCGTAAAGAATACCTTAGAGACTTCCAAGATGGGTTTGGTGAATTCGTAGAGGGCGTCTGGGTATCGGTTAAGTCGATCCCTGGACGCGCTTTTTATTTTGAGACATACTTACCGAAGTATGCTGCAATGTACGATAAACTTCCGATCTCTGCGTTTTTGTCACGCCCCGAAACGCCTGACCCTGATCTTGACCTACCTAACCTTCAGTTTTGGAACTGTATGGACTATGGCGTCAGATGCCTTGAGAAGTCCTTTATCACCTCAATGGACTTCGAAGTACGCACACGCAATTTCGGGTCCCTTAGAGGGGCATACAAGTTCACATTAGACAACTTTCATCCTGACGGAGATACTACAAATACAAATGTAAGCGAAATTCCTGACGAACATAAGTCACATAATTGCATTGAACTGGAAAATGGGCAGTTTTGCCTCTATCCAAACAATAGAACAAGGATCTTTGACCTCTCTATTACCCCCGAAACGCCGCTCGTCCCTGATTTTAAGGTGAGTACACACTATTTCCAAGTTGAAAATGGTGTCAGATGGGGTAGACTAGGTGATAACGACGAGTATTTCTGGAAAACAGAAGAAGAAATCCAACAAGATTACCTAAATTCAATGTATCCAGACATTCCTGACGACATTACTGAACCAATTGTCAAGAAAGTATGTCCAAATTGCGGTCAAAACCCATGTGATGTCCGCTGTATATACGCAGACTAAATAATTTTAGGGATAGCAACCCCTTTAAAAGTTCTGGAAACGAACTTTTGGAGGGCAAAATGTCTAATCATCCTGTTCCCGACCATAATCGTGATATGATGAGGGAAGATTTTGGTACTGAATATCTCATTTCAGACCCAAAATCGGATAGAATTTTAAGAGAAGTGGTCGGAGATCATAAGCATGATCTAAAAAGACAGACTTTACTCCACGAACAGATTCGTAATGACGAGGATTACGATGATTGGGAGTATGGAACCGAACCAAGCTACGGAAAGAAGGTATAAATAATCTCGATATATAGTGCCAATTCATGGCTGAGACTAACTCACGGGCTTTTAAGGACATTGATTTGTCCTTTAAAGCGCATCCTGTTACAGGAGATCTGCCTGTTCTCAAGAATGAGAAGGCGATTAAGCGTGCTGTTAGGAATTTAGTGCAAACAATTGTAGGAGAACGACCATTTGCGTCCAATGTTGGGACGGATGTGACTCGTTCTCTCTTTGATTTTGTAGATTATGGTTCCGCAGGAGTAATTTCTCAGCAAATTGTTGATGTTTTGAAAGGATTTGAGGGAAGAATAGCAAACACTCGTGTTCAAGTCAACCCAAGTCCAGACGATAATTCTTTTGAAATAAGAATTTCTTACGATATCGTTGGCGAAAGCTTTGATAGTCAAGAATTTGAGTTTATTTTAGAGTCAACTAGGTAAAAAAATGCCCTCTTTCAAGTACACAAACCTAGATTTCGACCAGATTAAGCAGTCGATCAAAGATTACCTAAGAGCAAACTCAGATTTTTCTGATTTTGACTTCGAAGGATCGAATATGTCGATCTTGCTGGACACTTTAGCATATAATACTTACATTACGGCATTCAATAGCAACATGGTTGCCAACGAATCCTTCTTGGATTCCGCAACTTTGAGAGAAAATGTCGTATCTTTAGCAAGAAATATTGGATATGTCCCCAGATCGCGCAAAGCTGCGGAAGCGATCATTGATTTTGACTTTAAATTCCAAGGAAACTCTACTACAGTAACTCTCAAGAGCGGATTAGTTGCTGTTGGGTCCGTAAATAACACTTCTTATGTGTTTTCGATTCCAGAAGATGTGACCGTAAGCAGTCCGATTGATGCTGG